ATTAAGGTTTTCTAGCCAATCACGAAGTTCAATTTTGGCTCTTTCAATTCTGCTTCTTGCTCTTCCAGTTGCGCCTTCATCTTCTGAAGTTTCTAGTCTTAGGGAAGTTCTGTCTGTAACATCAAACCTATAACCAAGACCTACAATGTTTTCTACCTTTGCGTCAATTGCAGCGTGGTTTGAAAAACATGTATCATAAAAGTTTGCAAGTTCATACATGTTGTATGGTGGTGTGATTACGTCAAATAGACCGTATCCATTTCTATATACCGTTCCAGGATTAAGAGCCTTTGATCCAGCATCTACTCCAGCAGGTACTGCATTTGCAGAATCCAGATACGCTTCATTTGGAGTTATTGCTTTGCTAACTTGTCTTGCTACACGACGACGAAAGTTTTGGTCTAAGCCAGTGTATTCTTTTAGTTCTTCCCAATTTTTATTAAATGGGTCACCTGTTTTAAATTCATTTTCTTCTTGTTCTTGAGTATTTAGGCTTGCCCTAACATACTGGAAGTTATCATCATCACTCATTTTCGTATGCATCCCTTCCGTGTGTGTTTAATGTTTTTTGTGCATCGGCGATTGCGCCAAGATCATTAAGATTTGGAATTAAACCTTGTCTCATTCTATCCTTTTGTTCTGAATATTCTTCTTCAGATACTCTTGTCAGTCCCGCAACAAAGTGGGCTGTGCCATCTCCATCGTCACCATTAAATACTGCAGCCCTTTTAAGTTCTGCAATCTTTGAGATGTCACCTTTTTGAGCGGGAATGTTTAATACAGAGCCAGTTCCGTCAGTAAACCACTTTCCGTTTGATTTCTTATATACGTATAGTCCCCAGTCATAATGCTTATCAATGACCTTACGTCTTACATTTTCAACAATTGGTTTGCCAGTTTTTGGGCTAAATAAAGAATCCATAACCACAAGTATACCAGATTACACTGGTGTGCCTACAGATACTGACCAACTAGTGTCATTATAGACTCTCATCTTGTCAGCATCAAATATCATGCCCTCTTCATCATCAATGATAATCTTATTAGTTCCCATGTAATTATTATAAACATCCTGTGCATTTACGCCATACAAGGCTGAGGCTAACGTAAATAAGGTGCTGTCCCAGGAATAGTTGTTTAGCCAAAATGCCCAATCATTGTTAACGCCATTCTCTTGCTTAACTCTGCTCCAAGGGCGGGTGCCTCTAGACTGTAACTGTTGAAGATTATTTGCTTGGTAAAAGGAGATGTTGTTAAATATTGCTGGACTATTTAGATTTACAGATCCCAAAAATAAATCAAGGTTTAAGGCTGTTGCAAAGTTTATACCAAGTATGGACCATTCGTTAAGTGTTAATACTGGATTATAAACAAGTTTGCCATTTATAAAATATGAGAGATTGTCGAAGTCTGAGTTATCGCTTTTATTTTTTGCAAATATTCTACCTCTTTGCCCAAACTCATCATTTGCAACAACATTAAAAACAATTGTGTCTGCCTTATGTTTTATTTCAAACAAACTTATTGGTGTTAAAGGAAAAGATCTTTTATCATATTTAACCCAAGATTGAAAAGCACTTACTCTATAGTTGTCTGCAATAGACTGATTAATAGGCATTGAAATACCACGATCAAAATTATAGTCAAAGTCTCCACGAACCTGGATTCCAGATGTTTTATTAAAATAAAGATATGGGGTGCTGCCTTTGTAAATACTAAAAGGATTTTTTCCTTTATAGTCATAATAAATACCAGAACGCTTGTATGGGAATAGATCAGTTCCAAACCTTGTTCCAATTGGGTTAAATGAATTTTCATTAAAAGCCTGAGAAGCAAGTTCTAGTTTTTTAAGAGATACTGGTTTTGTTAAGATTCCACGAACATTAAAGTCAAGACTATAGACAATTGCCAAATCATTAAAATCAATATCTTTTCTTGGATAGATTAGGGTATTATCAACAACCTCAAACTTTGTTGTATCCCAAGATGCGTATTCAGAAACGTCAACAACTGAGTTTTCTTTTGCAGAAACCGTAGTTGTAAATGTGCTAGGTAGCGCATTTGCTCCTTCTTCAATATACTGAAAAGTTATATAACTTCTAATTGATGCCTGCTCTGTATTGTATTCATAATTCTTTAAAGACCTTTGTGATAAATCTTGGTAGTTACTCCAACCAGTAAATAGTGTATTATCTAATTCTCCGTAGGTTTTTTCTGTTGGGATTCTATATTCATCTTTTAATCCTTGGTATGTCCAGGACCCAATAGTTTCTGATTGTAGTAGGCTAGATGTAGATGGATATCCAAGATTAAACTGTAAGAAATCTAAGTCATAAAAAGAATTTCCAATATCATTTTGAACATATTGTCCAAAATAAGATAAAGGCAAGTAGTCTTCCCAGTGCCCTGAAACTCCAATATCTAAAAATAACTTATCATATGCAAATGTTGGTAAAAGAGTATAACTTGCTGTGTGTGCTAAAAGGGCAAGGGCATTTTCTGAATACTCAACTCCGCTTCCAACATAAGTATCAACGATAGCCGTTCCATTATCTTCAAAATATGATGATATCTCATTTAAGTTTAAGGCTGTTGAAAGACCAACAGAAAAAATATAACCCTTAAAGGTTTTATCTCCAGAGTTATCTCCTCCAACGTAGAGGCTTAGGGAGTTTTGATTTCCAAAGAATGTAGCAACATTTCCACCATTTTCTAATACAAGATCTTGAATGTTAATTCCTGCTGCAAAAAGTTCTTGAAGTCCAATATCGTCTGTGCGATAAATCTCTTCTGAAACTCCACCGTAGACCAAAGAGTAAACAATCTCCAGCCCGTCTACATTAACAGTAAAATAATTTCCTGTGCTTTGATTGTATATTTTAAATAATATCTGTTCTTCATCGTTGGTTCCACTGCCTTGATTGTTTATTTGAAACACTCCATAGACAGAAGCCACTTGGTCATTTAATATATTAAAGTTTGAAAAGTTAATATATGCTCCTTCATTGTCCCAGGAGTTGTTAGGATTTAGTGATATGAATCTACTATCGGTGCCAAGGTTTCCACTTGCGATGTTTGAATACAGGGTATCTGAATCATCATATAACTCTTGAATAGTTTTTGTACCCGTAAAAATTGTTGGCAAAACATACTCAGGGGTTGTTAACGATGTTGCAGTTGTTGATAAGTTATCAAAACTTCCCTGTTGCCATTGTGCAAAACTTGGGTAATTATAGTTAGCGGTGTAGTCAGCAAATGGATAATCAATTACAGCAGAGGTTCCACTATAAGCAGAATCAATATTTTCTGATGAGCCTACGCCCTGACCATAAACCCAACGTCTTTTTGCAACAATGTCTGGAACTCTGTACGAATAAATAGCAAGGGCATCTATCTCAATTGGAGTTACATCTTCGTGTGCATAGAATCCAAGCCAATTTTCTTCAACTCCAGAGGCTAAACTAATTGACGAAGTAACAAAATCTAAAGATACAACTTGCTCTCCATTTATCATTACTATTGCGTTATTACTAGTTAAAGCAATATGAATTAGCATTGGCCTAAACCACTCACCAACAAAGTGTGAAGCAAAATTTCCTCCAATAAAAAGTGTTAAGAATCCACCCTCTACATAGAGTCCATCTTCGCTTCCAATAGGCCCAAATATTCTTTTTGCTGTATTTGTCTCTGAACTAAGTCTTGCCCAAAATTCAACAGTATAATTATTATATCTTCCTTCTTCATGCAAAAAGCCTTTGCCAGGAAAAATAATTGATGGGTCGTCTCCATTTGGTACAAGTTTTGTAATTCCAGATGCACCAAAAACTAATGGGATTCCAGTATTCTTTGCAGCAAGATAATTTCCATCAACTAAATAATATGCAGTGTCTGAAGAGATTCCATAAGCAGATGCTGCAACAACATCGTTAGTTGTTGTTAGATCAATGCTTGCTGGAAATGTTTCTGACTCTATGCCAAGAGATGTTGCGTTAAACTCTTCAGACCATTGACCAACAGTTATACCATTAAAATATAATTCATAGTCTCCAGTTGTGGCTCCACCAGAGGTTGTTATAATTTTTATAACTACCCTTAAGTCTGTATTTTCGTCAGGGATTTCAAATGTCTCAGATATAAAACCCCAGTCCTGAAATAAAGAAGTTGGAAAGACCTTTAAGTTTTGAATTATCTGAGATGTTGTCGTGTCTGTGTATTCATATCCAATTGCAACTGATTGAATATAGGGAGTATTTGAATAAAAATGTGTTGCTACGCAAAATGTTCCAAGTCTTGAATCTAAGTCTTGAAAATTTACTATACCTGGGCTGATTAATGTTGCCTCATTTGTTGAGCCTACTGGTACGTTACATCTAATCTTTGTGTTATAACTGGTTGAAAATGGTTCCCCTGCAAAAGAGGTGCCAGAGTAAGCAGTGCAGTTTGCTTTAGACCAAAGGCCAAGTATATTTCTTTGTGCCTCTGAGATTAAACTTATATAATCAAGTTTATCGTCTAGTGCCCAAAGAACCAGAGGGTGTTCACTAAAGATCTTCTCTGCATACAAATTGGATGGGTTAGACATGGCTCTCCTATCCCCTTATTATAGCAGGATACGGCCTAATATAATTTAATCTCACAAGCATCTGTTGAGCAGTACTTTTCAGATTCTGCATCTAAGTTATCTTTGCCATCATAAATTGCAGACCAGTCAATTTTACCAATTGTTCCAACATACGAGTTATAGTCTTCTCTTGATATTTCTGTGTATGGTTGCTGAGGGTAAGTTTTATTTCCCATTGGTAAGAATGAAACAGCCTTTAACTGGCCTTCATACATATTAAGTGCTGGAGCAATAAATTTTGTTTCTTCTTTTTTATCAAATGATAGAGTTACAGAAACACCATTATCAGACCAATACTTTTGAGCAGTTGCAGCAAGACCAATCTTTTCAAACAAACTTACCTGCTTTTCAGCACGTTTGTGTCCAGATGCTACTGGGAAATATACAACTGATGTATTTGCTGATACAAGGTCGTCTTCAATCTTGTACCCCGCTGCTTTGAATAAATGCATCATTGGATCGGTATTACCAAAACGAATAGCACGAAGATAAAATTCTCCTCCAGGACCCCAGTGAACTCCAGGAGTTGCTCCAGAAAGAAGTGATACAGATCCTGAAGGTTTGACTGTAGTTACACGAACTGATTCACGAACA